GAAATTGCTAATTTAAAAAAACTTAAATTACAATTAGAGAAATCACTTCCTGGTTCAAGAGAGAGAAAAGATTTGATTATTGAGATGAATGAGAATTATGGTGATTATCTTGATTTCTTATTAACAGAAGAAAACTATAATTTAAAAATAGGTGATGCTATGAAAGTAGTAAATGAGCAAATCAAATTAAAAATTGCTAATGAAGTTATTGGAGCACAGATAACTGAATTATTCGCTAAACAATTTGAAAATGTTCTTGAAATGAAAGAAGCTGGAAAGGTGAATAAATTATATCTAATGGCTGAAAATGAGGTATACAGATTACAAATTGATGAATTGTTTAAATTACAAGCTGGTGTTCAATCTTTAATAAATGTAAAGAAAGAAGAAACTGAAGAAGAAAAAGCAGCAAGATTAGAAAAAGAAAAAGCTGATAAAAAGAAACTTGATGACGAAGAAAAAGCTGATAAAAAGAAACTTGATGACGATAAAAAAGCTGCTGAAAAATCAACTAAGAATTATAAAAAAAATGTTGCGGATAAGGAAAAAGCCTCAGAAGATTATTATAATTTATTGAACGATTTAAAAGATAAAGCAAACGAAAGAGATTTAACAGACGACGAAATAGAATTAATAAGAATAAGAGATAAATATAAGAAATTAGAAGAATTACAATTAGCTGCTGGTATTAAATCAAAAGAATTAAGTTTATTATTAGATAATGAGTTAGCAGCAGCACGAGCAGCCCAGAAATTGGTAAATGACGCGAATAAATTAGAGGTACAAAAACAGGTACAACAACAAACGGGTGATATTGCAGTTGATATGTCGAGTGATGTTTTAGGAGAAATAAAAACAATGGAAGAGGATAATGACACGAAAAAATTAGAGTTGAAAAGGAGAACGGCTCAATCAATCGCTAATATACAATCAACTTTAAGTTCGTTTATGCAGATAGAGGGAATTGAAGGCACAAATACTGCAAAAGCTTTGGCACTTACACAAATAGCAATAAACGCTTCAATGTCAATAGCATCAGCAATTGCTGCAGCATCACAAGCATCAGTATTTACAGGTGTTGCCGCACCAGTTGCTCTACCACTTTTTTTAACATCAATGGTGGCTGCAGTTTCAGCCGCAGGTGTTGGAGCGTATAACGTTTTACACGATGCACCAGACACACCAACATCAAAAAAATCACAAGCACCAAGATTTGCTGGTGGTGGTTATGTTTCTGGTCCTGGTTCAAGTCGTAGTGATAGTATCGCAGCCCAATTAAGTAATGGTGAATTTGTTATGAACGCTGCATCAACAGACGCATTTAGACCATTATTAGAGAATATAAACCAAGGTGGTTCTATGATGAGTGGATTAGATATGGACACATTAGCAAATAAAATTGGTAATTCTATAAGTTCTATTCCAGTTGTAAATGTAGCGACTGAAACAGAGAATGTAAATAGAAAAGTTCAAAATATTCAAAGTCGTAGGTCAATTGGTTAAAAATAAATAATAGTTTTTATATTATATAAACAAAAATAATAAGATGGAAAAGAAAACACTACCATTAGTAGAATGGGAAATAAATTTTGACGATGAAGAAAGTGGAGTATTTGCTGTAAGTGTTGTAGATAGTCCTGCTATTGAAGAAGATTTCATTTTCTTAAATAAACAAAAAGAGATCAAGTTTTTTGATAAAGAAAAAAAGGTTTTAGTTGGACCGGCTTTAATACCAAATAAAAAAATATTCAGAAATTATAACGGATTAGAATATGAAGGATATTTCAGTAGAGAGACTATTTATGAAAGTGAGAAAAAGTTTTTCAAAAACACATCTAACACAAATATAACATTTCAACACGAAGATTTCAAGGTTGATGGTTATGTTTTTGAAAGTTGGATAATTGAAGATAGAGATAATGATAAGTCAAACATGTTTGGTTTTAATTTACCAGTTGGAACTTGGATGATTATGATGAAGATTGAAGACGATAAAATATGGAAATATATTAAAGACGGAAAAATTAAAGGTTTTTCTGTTGAAGCATATTTAGTTGAAAAAGTAATACATATGGAAGAACAAGAAGATTTCACAGAAATAATTGAAAAGTTAGATCAACTTGACAAACTAATTTCACAAAAAAATAGAAAATAATAACAATTTTATATTATATATTAGAACATATATTTTTATGAACAAAAAAAAAAATAAAAAACAAATGGATTGGAAAGAAAAAATGAATAATGTTTTAGATAATTTACTTAAAACATTAAAAATGAGCGACACTCCTGATGAAACAAAAAAACAAGTATTTGTAGATGTTAAAGACATTGATGGAACCATTATTCGTTATGAAGCATTAACTGAAGGTTCTGATGTTTTTGTTATTACAGAAGGTGAAGTATTACCAATACCTGATGGTATTTATGAATTAGAGGATGGTTCAAAACTTGAAACTATGGATGGAAAACTTGTTGCTGTTATAGAAGCAGAAGAAAAAGTTGTAGTTAAAGAAGAAGAATTATCTACTGAAACACCAGCAGTTGAGATTAATGTAGAAGAACTTATAAACAAACTTAATGTTTTAGTTGAAGGTTTTAATACGCTTAATGTAGAAGAACTTATAAACAAACTTAATGTTTTAGTTGAAGGTTTTAATACGCAATTCTCTAATCAAAATGAGAAAATTGAAGCTTTAACATTGTTAAGTGAAAAGTTTTCAAGTTTAGACAAAAAAGTTGAAAAATTAGCAGAAATGCCAGCGGCTCAACCAATCAAAGATGTAGTTGAAAATACATCTAACAAGAAATCTACATGGGTTTCAAGATTAAAATAAAAAAAAAAATAAAAACAAATTATGAAAAAAATTAAATTAGGTGTTAATGGGTTTACTATTTCAAGTTTATCTGAATACACTGACGAAATTAATGGTTTAGTATTTGCTGAAAGATTTTTAGTTACTCCTACATTAGATTTTATGACTTCAAAACAGGTTCAAGTTGCTTCAACACAAGCAATAAATCTATTGGATGTTTCTATATCTTATACTGATGACTTTTGTACGGATAATACACTTACAGCTAATCAATCTGCTGTAACATTTACACAAAGAAATTTGACGGTTAATCCTATTGAGGCGGGAGGTTCTTTATGTGCTGAAACTTTAAGAAAGTATTGGATGGGTCAATTAAGAAGTGATAATTTATCTAATGAAGATTTACCATTAAGTGAAATAATCTTTGAAGCAATTGAGGGTGACATCAAACAAGGTTTAGATAGTATTTTCTGGCAAGGTGATGAAGACACAGCAATCTCAAGTTCTGTTTTAGGTGCGTTTGACGGTCTTTACAATCTTTTATCAGGTGAGACTTTTTCATCTTATACTGGAGCTACTACTGCAAGCACAGGTCAAACTACTGCCGAATTAGTAAATTACACAAATGTCGATACCACTATTGTTGCTATGGCTGATTTATGTGATGTTAGATGGATGAATGATGAGAGTAATTTAACAGCTTTTGTTAGTGTTGCTACATTCAACACATTAAAAAGAAAATTGGTTTATACTACAGGTTACGACCCTAACTATTTCTTAAATGAACAAGGTGGTATGGAATTTAAACACCCAGTTTATACTTGGTTGAATATTAAAGCAATGCCAGGTATGGGAACACAAAATTATATCTATATTATGCCAAAAGATATTTTTGTTATAGGTTTAGGTGGAACAAGTCCAAGTGATTTAATGGGTTCTATGGAAGTTTGGTATGAAAGAAAATCAGATGCGATTTTATGGAGAATGAAAGCATTATTAGGATTACAAGTAGCTAGAACAAATGGTTATATAGTAACAAATTACGACTATTAAAAGACCGAAGGAGGTTTCATATAACCTCCTTCACTTTTTAATTAAAAAAAAATTAAAATAAAATGAGTTTAGAATGTCAAGATTTTACTGGTGGACTTAACACAGATGGTTGTAGAAAATCATATGGTTCATTACAAACGGTATATATCGCAAAACACCAAGATGTAGTTACTGTATCAGGCACAACAACAGGTTTGATAGACGCTATTACAATGTCTGGCTCAACTTATTTTTACGAATTCGAACCTAATCATGAAACATCTTCTTTTGACGAAAACGGAACATCATCTAATGGTGGTCCAACTTTTGAACAAATAGTAACACTTGAATTTAATAGAAATTCAAGAGATACAAGAAATAAGATTTTAATGTTAGGCGAATATGAATTAATGGTTATTGTTAAAGATTTTAACGATATGTACTGGTTAGTTGGTAAAGTAGGTAAAGCAAGATTAAGAAGTGCCGCAGGTACATCAAGCACAACAATTGGGGAATATAACAAATGGACCGTTGAATTAGCGGCTATGGAAACTGACCCAACGTTTGAAGTTTCAGCAACACTTATAGATACAATTGTGTCATAAAAATAAATAAAACATAAAATAAATTAAAAGCCCTTACTCTTATTAGAGAGGGCTTTTTTTTCTAAAAAACAATAACAAACGAATATGTTTTATATTAATAAAAATTCAACAAATAATGTAGATTTAACATTGGATGAAAGTTCAATTTCGGGGTTAAGTTATATGTTTAAGTTTCAAAAAGATTTGGATGATATAACATACGCGTATTTCGTAGATGTATCACCAACAGGTCAAACACGATATAATGAGTTTAACATAATTCACTCAACAACAATTTCAAACCCAAGTGGAGGCACCGTCAAATTAAATGATGGAGATTTCACTTATTTTGTTTATGATATGAATGTTTTAGGTTCAATAGACCCAGACGATATAATAGTTTTAGTAGAAGAAGGTAAATGTAGAGTAGTTTATACACAAACAGACTATTCACACACTGACACCAATGATGATTATGTATATACTGGATAAAAATAATAAAAAATATGTTAAAAGTATTCAATTTCGCACTAAATAATGTACCAACAGTAACAGAAACAAGAGGTAAGCAGTGGATGAGTTATGGTTCAGATAATATGTATCCAGACATGATTTTGGATTTGTATAACAATTCGGCTATTAATAAAGCAATTATAACAAAGAAAAGAAACCTTGTATTAGGTGATGGGCTTTTATATGATGATGGAGATTTACAAACAAAAGCAAAAACTGAAGATTTTTTAAATAAAATAGATATACATGACTTATTAGACAAATCAGCACTTGATTTAGAAATATTTGGTGGTTTTACTTGGAATGTAATATGGAGTAGAGACAAAACAAAAATTGCTGATATAAAATATATGAGGTTTGACGAATTTAGGAGTGGTATACCTAATGAAGATGTTGAGGTTGATACATATTGGAAAAGTTTAGATTGGACTAAATTAAGAAGCAACAAACCAGAGGCTTATGAAGCGTATAATGGTTTAGGAAAAGGAAACCCAAGTCAAGTTTATTATTGTTTCAAACATAATCCAACACTAAAATTGTATCCATTACCTGATTATTCAGGTGGTTTAAATGATATAGACACTCATATACAAATATCTAACTTCAATAATTCATTTATTAGAAATGGAATGACACCATCAGTTGTAATTAAGATTAATAATGTACCTGATGAAGCTGAAAGAGAGCAATTATTAAAAGATTTAGATGAACAATATAGTGGTTCTGACAACGCAGGTAAATTTATCGTTATGTTTAGTGACGACCAGAACGACGCACCAGCAGTTGAAACAATCCAATTAAATAACGCATCTGACTATTTCAATTTATTAGAGAAATCAACAAAAACAAATATAATTCAATCACACCAAATACCAGAAACATTAATTCAAAATCTTGCTGGTTCATTAGGAAGTAAAAAAGAACTTTTAGACGCAAAACAAGTTTTCTTAGAGGATGTTATTAAATACGAACAAGATTTTATGATGAAAAAATTAAATGACCTATTAGAAATAAATAGTTTAAGTGATGTCAGAATTAAAAATCCAGAGATTAAAATAGAGTTTAGTGAAAATATATTAAAAGAGATTTTAACACAGGATGAAATGAGAGAAATGGCTGGTTTCGCAGCACTAAAAAATGATAATCATGTATAATGAATAATGTATAT